CTGATGCTTACACTTTTAAGTGGGAGTATCAGCTACGGTCCATGTTTAAACGATATAGATTCCAACAGGACGTCTATACGTTAGGAGACTTGGAAGACCTTGCAATTGAAAAATTCAAGGACAACCAGCGTCGTCTCGTAGATTATCCGGAGAAAAGCGACCCTGGCGTAGCCAGTGAAGCAAATATCCTGATAATGTATGCGGCGAGGTACATAGCTAGAACGCTAGGCCCTCTTAACGACCTGCGCATTCGCAGGTTGAGCCGATTTGGTAGTCGGGCATCGGTAGGTATCCCCCTCAGCAAAGCTTGTGAAGCTGCGCGGTGGGAGGTTCCTATTTCCGGTTCTCAAAGCCAGGCTGCATGGTTCCATAGAGAAATCTGTGGTAGCTCAGTTGTTCATAACTATATGACAGCTCAGCTCTTAGACAACCCTACGGGGAATCTATACCATGACGTCGAACACCTGAAACTTACGCTAGTCCCGAAAACGTTTAAAAGCCTACGTAGCATTATGCCAAACTCCACGATTGGTTCTTACCAGTCAAGTGGAATAGGCAAACATATGCAGACGGCCTTAAAGAGACGTGGCTACGATATCACGAAGTTACAAATGAAACATCGTGATATGGCCATGTGTGCTAGCAGTGACGACACTCTTGTCACTGCTGATCAGACTGCTGCGAGCGATAATATCTCTCGTGAGCTAGTACGTCGCCTCTTTCCTGAAGATTGGTTCGAATTAATGGACCGCAACAGGATATGTGACGTGGAAGTGTTACCCGGTGACGTAGTACATATGGAAACATTTTGTACTATGGGCAACGGTTACACTTTCCCTCTGCAAACGTTGGTTTTCCTCAGTCTCCTGAAGGCAATAGACCAGATATATTTCAAAAATTCCCATGCTATAATTTCCGTATATGGAGATGATATGATTTACTCCAAACGGTTGCATGAGAAGGTCTGTGCCCTGTTCCCACAATTGGGATTGCAAATGAATGTTGAAAAGACATTCGCATCAGGTTACTTTAGGGAATCCTGCGGAGGTGATTACTTCCGTGGGATGGACGTTCGGCCATTTCAGCCACAGGCAGATGGCAGCGCTTTCTTGAATCGAAAGGCTCAAGAATCCTTCCTTTACAAGCTTATCAACGGTTTACTGTTGAGGTGGACGGAGGAAGAACTACCCCGTACCCTTGAGTATCTGTGTCAAGAATTAGCGGACTTAACTAGGTCGATTTGTATTGTCCCGGAAGACAGTCCCGATGACTCAGGTATCAAGTGTCGCACCCTCGGCTCCTTCAAGTTTCTAGAAGGATGGCATGTGTTCGAGCCTGTTCACATTGGGCATGGACTGTACAAATTCCTGTACCTGAGGGTGAAACCTCAGCTCAGGGAAGAAGACAGACATGAACCCTACATGTGGGCAAGACTCCGAAGCACTGGTCATGATGATGTACCATTCAATCATGAACATTATCGAGAGTGTAGTGTGTATCCTCTTAAGGACTTTATAGACCTTAAGTGTGGATGCACTTGTCCTGTACCTCTCTTGATTGACAAAGAGATGCAGGACGGTAGTACGGTCCGCTTACTGAGCGGCCGTAGAGCAAAGCGCAGACAGACCTTTCTGACGATCAGTCAGACAGGGTCGTATCAGCGTAGGTCCGGGACTTCCTCATGTTTTGAGGCCCGAAGCCTTAGTCTCACCTAAGTGAGCTCAGGAAAACGCCG